GTGGGTTCAAAAATGGGAGCTTCTTCGAGCTCTTTCGAAAAACTATCTACATAACTAGAAATCAAAGAGATAAGATATTCATTGCTAGCCAAAAAGGCTGAGCGTTGTACAAAATTCAAAAACGCGATAATTTTAAGTCGCATATTATCTCCTGATTCGTGCCAAATACCCACGGTAATAGCCAAAGTCGACATAAAGCCGAGGGCCCGAGCGGAAAACGTAAGACCAGATTTAGCCGCAATTGACTTAATCCGGTCGAGTAAATCCGACGGTGTACCATTCATTGTAAATAACGAAGGTCTGACGTCATCAAATGACGTGGGTTCAAAAGACAAATCTTTGAATGCATTAACTATGCATCCAATTTGATCATCGGTCATAGTCCGGCTGTTAAACTCCGGAAAACTCTCACACGGCTTTGGTGTAGAGGATTGTTGGGGCGCGACTCCCATGATACGCAGTATGTGTATAGGAACAAGGCGACAATTACTTTAAACGTAAAAACGTACCTTGCATCCCTCTTTTAAACAGAGAGGGATTTGTTGCTCACCAGCTACCTAACTGTAGTGGATTTCTGTCAAAAACGTAATCTAATAGGATCCAGTAGGACAAAAGAAGTTCATCTAATGTCTATACGAAATACTCAAGTTTAGAGCAAACGTATTAAAGGCCTGCTAAAAGCACTATTAATGGCAGATTCTAACGCAGCGTACCAATAGCTGCGTCGGAACTAATAATATAAATAAATAAATAATATTATAGGCATAAATAAATACACTAATATGTTCAAATAAATACACTATATACATATAAGATCAAGGGTCAGAGGTTCAAAGAACTTGGTCACGAGAAATGTTTTTTATGGAGTCTACTCTCCGAAAAGGTGCCGACTAATATTTATCCTCGCAGAACGGCAAATCGAGGGGGAAGGCTAGCAAAACTCCTAACAACGTCATAGACGTGATCGCGTTTCACACCGCGTCGTTTGTCATAATGGCAAAAAGCCAAATACGTACAAGCTGTACAGTGGCTCGTAAAACCGGTGTGTCATGAATATACTATTTTATATCATAATCGAAAGTCACGATAACTAACGAAATACGTGCAAGTCGTGAAACTCACAAAGCATAAACATGCGTGTTGTATTGTAAAAAAGAAAACTACAAAAGCAATACAACTAACAGAGAGCGCCAGGATGGGCGCTCATTAAGAAATACATCAAATAAAAATTTAATGCAGTTCAATCTGTTGTTCGTGGGGGG